AGGTCCATGAGTCATAAGCAGAGATTCAGATACTAAACCTGAGTGTACGCTTGGAATATCTCCAAAGGCTAACATAGCAGCTCTTGCAAATTCTTTATCTCCCATCTTGCCATCTTTTACGGCAGGCAGTAGATATTCACAAAAAGCTTTAAAACCTTTTTTGGTTACAGTTGCTGACATTTACAGTCCTAAAATTCTAGCTGCTTTTTCTGATTCTAATTGACCGCCTTCTCTAAGATGATCTTTTATCATCTCCATATAAAAAGCTGCGTCTGTTTCACCTTTTTCTTCTAGTAACGTTTGAGCTTTACTAAAAAAGGCAAGGTTACCTTTTAACTTTCTTGATTCAGCTCTATCAGCCATATCAAAAGTCATTTCATTTTTTGATGCTCTTGGTTTATACATTCTCTCACCTTATCTAAACTATAATAGATTTTATTAAAGACTCTGATAGAATTATCATCATCTACTACCCAACGAGGTAAGCCATCAGGACTACGATCTTTAAAAATCCTAGTCCCGTTGATTGATTCGACAAAAAGTCTCATTAAGATCTTTCAGCCCAGGCCTCGATTTCATCCTGTGCAATTGCAGCTAAGACGTCATCTGATGCAGGTATATTAGAAAATGACTTTAACTTTTTCATATATAAAGCCATAAACCTATCTTCCTGCAAATGAGCATTAGCTGTATCTTCTAGGTCTTGGATAATTTCAGAATCATCCTCTAAATTTGCCATAGCTAAATCATCGTCTATTTTAGCTATTAGGCATTGTTTAGAAAAATCATCATATATAGGTGTTAATGAGTCGGGTAGTATTCTATATCTATCTCCTCTAAAGACTGCTTTAGCTTCAACAGATCCATCTAACGCCTCACCATCATCTCCTACATACATATAATCTAATTCAACGGTAATAACGCTTGAATCATAGAAAGAATTCCATACATCATCTGCTATAGATTCTTGCATCATTGTGTTTATTTCATGTGACATATAATCGCTCCGATTTAATATTTAAAATAATATTATATAATGATTCCATGATCTAATCAACTATTAAAGGAGTTTTCTGGTACTTTTTTATTTTTAGGATAGTGAAACCAACCTGTAGCAATATATTTGTCTTCTTTAAGATCATTAGCGGCTCGATGTGTATGAGTAAAAGCAGCAGGCCATATTAATAAGGATCCTTTTGTTGGTTTAAAGGCAAGATCTTGATATAAAAATTCTGTTTTACCACCCTTTTCAACATTATTTAAATAAAACATCCATACTAAGAATCTTGAACTGGATGAGCCTTTACCCTGCTCATGATGCCATTGAGTGAACCCTCCTCCTGAACTTGATTTTTGTAATTTAGGAGGATTAATAAACGCATCTTCAAAAGAAGTACCTTCTAGATAATATTTGTATGCGTACATATCATAATGCTTTTTAAGACTTTCTTCTATTCCTTTAATAATATAATTTAAGCTTTCAAAATGGATAGGAAAAATACTTATATCTTTTCTGGCATTAGTATCATCATGTTTAACATGCGTTTTAAATTCTGGATAATCTATTGCTCTTTGTATTAATAGATCCATATCTTGAACTGCATTATCACAGAACTCATCTGTTAAAGCATTTTTATATTCAACAATAAAATTATCCATTATCCCATAACGCCATTTTATATCTTTCTCTAGGAGCTCCTAAAAAGTCACATTTCCAATTACTCATTTGATCATATTCAAGATTAATCCATTTGTCTCTTTCTTGCCACATTTTTTTAGCGGCATCTGACCAATCAGTATTTTTAACTAATTTTTGTATTCTAATGCGCATATCATCTGCTTCTTCTCTATCAAATGAATCCCATTCCATATGGTATACTTCAAAAACAGTTCCCTTCTCGTCTACATAATCCATAGAAAAATCTACACCCCACTTAGGTTTAAGATTTATAAGTTTATATAATAAAGGATTGGTTAAGGAATAAGCTTTAAGTCTTTCTAATGCTTCACCATTAAAGCCCCATCTTTCAAATAAAGCAGCATGATTAATATGACAACCAGAATTTTTATAACTATCTTCGAACCAAGGTTTACGAATAGACCATTGTTCATGTTGATGTTGATCTAATTCTACTCCATTAACATAAGCATGCTCTTTTTCAAGCATAGTCATTTGGTATCCGTTCTGATCAAAACAATGCACAGCATTCTTGTCTGTATAATAGACACCATTAACCGGTTTGGTGAAACGAGCTTGTTTACTAAACTGCGCGGGAATTAAGCGTAACATTAGAGTCCTCTTTTACTTTCTTAAGCATAATTTGTCTACCATATTTATACCATTGAGGAGTCTCTAATTTCCATTTAGCGAAGTTACCTTTATCCATTAAGTAGTAAGTTCTATAAGCTTGTACAGGATCGTCTGATTTATATTCATCAGGCATAGCTTGAGCAAAAGGAGTTAAACCATTCTCATCAAACTTACATTGATCTAATAACCCTCTATAAATCTGATAATGCTCACCTAGTTTATGTTGCTTTTTATAGCGTCTAGTATATTCTGAACTAAGAGCTTCTAGATGATTAATTACCCACTCAGCATTTTTACGAGTAGTCATAGACCATATAGTACATGGATGCTTAACGTGAGCTTTAGGGTACTTAGGTAACTCATACTCTTCTGATAGAAAGCTACCAGACTTAACATCTACAACGGCAGACAATATCTGAGCTGATTCTATAATCATTTTAACTACATGCTTATCGCACATATTTTCTGCTGCTTTCCATGGATCATTATCTAATACAAATATATTCATTCAAACACCTCATAGTTATTTACTTTAGCTAAAGTAGTAAGAGCACCAGCAATAAGTTCTGCTGAATATCCCATACTTGTGCAACAATGATTATAATGTCTAAGTTCTTTTAATGCAAGCTTAGTAAACTTATTACCTTTATGCCATCTTTGAGCTGCATTTGCAATTTGCTCTAGGGTAATGTCACCCTTCATCGTCCAAGTCGCCATACTTTTCCCTCCTAGGTATAACTTTAGTTTTATCTTTATGCACTTTGGTTTGCGCATGCGAAGGAGTTTTTTTACGTCCAAATATCTTATCCCAGTTTTCTTCAAACTGCTTCTGATTAGTTATTGGTCTTTGTTTACTACCTTTACCACCGTGCCATTTACTCATACTTAATTATATCCATTTATTTTATTAAGTGCAACTCAGCATTAGGAACTGCTCTCATAAGCTCATCACATTTACTGCATGAATAACTTTTACAATTAGATCTTTTTATATTAGCCTCCACCTTTTGACAGGTAAAAATTTCTTTTTTAATTTTTTTGGGAAGAGATAACCATTGCTCTCTTTTTGTTAAATGATCAAGAGGAGGGACAAATTCAGTTTCAATACCATATGCTTTAAGATATTGTTCCCATACGGTAAAAATAGTGACTGCGCCATCATGCATCTCATCACCTAAATTATCATCTTTTTCTACTGCTCCGGCTCCACAATGTCCAAAATAAATTTTATTAATTTTAGGCCATCTAAGGTTAGCATGTATAGAAGAATAAACCCAGTTATGAATAACAGGGGTCCATTTTGGAGTGTTAAGATTAAATTTTTTAGAATAAAAATTACGCGATTTAGAATCTACAGGTATTTCAGATACTTGCTGATATTTAAAAACATCAACATCTAAAATTTTTGACATATTTTGAACGCTTTCCCATTCAGCAGGCATCATTCTATTATGAACACATAGAGGAGTTTTATTATTATTAACTGCCCAGTTAACTACAGCAGTTGACTCAACCCCGCCAGACCAAGGGATTATGCAATCATATTCAGGCATCAAATTTTTTGTCGGGCATTGTAGATTGCATTTCTACATATGTTTTCATAAACCTTCTTACTTCTCTTGAAACAGAAGTATCATTTTCTAAGCAAGCTTGCTTAAATAAGACTTTAAGTTCTTCTGGAACTTTAACTAATAATTGAACTTTTTCACTCATCTTGAAATCCTCGTTATTATATATATAATATATATTAATTATATATCATATTTGGAGCAATACATGTTTAAGAAATTACATAAACTTATGAAAGCAGGACGAATACATAAAGTATGGAGCTTAATGTCTTAAATAAATTCGTTAAACTTACTAGTTAAACCAGCGCCTGCTTTAGTATTATCAAAAACAGGCGTATCTTCTACAATATCTTCTTGAGCCTGCTGCTCTACATCATATAACTTCATTTTAGATCTATCTACTCCTACTACAAATCTTCTATTATAGTTAGGATCACTATATCTATTCTTTAACTGTTTAATTAATATCTGAGCTAGGTCTTCTAATTCTTCTGATGATATAAGAGCAAACATAAAGTCAGCAGTAGCAGGAAGACCAAATGATTCAGAGGTATCAGTAAGATCTACATCTGTATTACTATAACCTGATCTAGTAGTCTGAGTAGCACTAATAATAGGTACATTAAACTCAACAGCCAAACCTCTTAGCTCTTCAGCAATAGATTTAACAATAGTATATGAGTTAGCCGAAGCACCTTTTACTCTATGACTAGCACAGATGTTTAGATAATCAACGTAGACTATGTCAGGTATAAATTGTTTCTTTAGTTTTAATTCATTAAGTAAATGTCTAAAGTGACCAGTATGAGCAGCTGCAGTAGGATATTCTTTTATAATTAATTTACCATCAGTCTTTTTAGATACTCTTTCTAATTTTTTATCATAAGCCTCTTTAGGTAGCATCTTAAGCTCATCTAAAGCTGTATTCAATAAGTTAGCATCTATTCTCTCAGCTATCTTCTCTTCAGCCATTTCAAGAGTTATATACAATACGTTATAGCCTTGTAAAAGATTACCGGCAGCACAGTGACACATAAAGAGAGACTTACCTACACCAGTGCCAGCTAATGCTATATTAAGAGTCTTTCTAGATAATCCCCCTTTAGTTACTCTATTTAAATAATCTAAATCGAAAGGTATCTTTTCTTCTTTCTTCTTATAAAATTCAAATCTACTATCAGCATCATCAATAAAGTCATGACCTATGTTATTATCAAAAGTAACTGATAGAGCGTTAGAAAGAAGCTCAGGTATAGCACCTTTATCTTGAGATGTCTTTCCGTCCATAATTTGAATACTATCCATAATAGCATTATAAACAGCTTTCTCTTGACAAAACTTTTCAGTTTTATCCAGTACCCATTGTTTTATTTCTTCCGTAGGTTCTTCAAACTCATTAACTACTTGTTTAGCTTGATCGACTTGATCATCAGATAAGCCAGACGAATCATCTAGTTCAACTAGTAAAGCTTCTTTAGTAGGGCATTGATTATAATTAAGATGAAACTCATTAATTAATTTATAAAGCTTTCTAATAACTAGATCACTAAAGTAAGACTCATCTAAAAAAGGTAAAGCTTTTCTAGTAAAATCATCATTATAAATTAGGTTACTTAATATAGTTTTTTCAATCATCTTTTTATATCTACGTTAAATGAAATAGTTATTCTCGGTTCATCAGTTTCTTTTTGTTCTGGAACAGTATGTTCTACCCAACCAGGCCACATTAGTATTGTACCTGATTCAGGATTAAATTTCAACTCTTGCTCAAACCTATCATGTAATTCGTAACCATTTCCAGCCCAAGATTTTATTAATGCGTGCAGAGGGGATTTAATTTTAAAGGGTGAGCTTGCTTCGTTCATTTCAATAAAAATAGTTCCTGATATAAATGCTCTACCATGATCATGCCAATCATGACTAATACCAGGTTGATAAACATTATACCAAATATTTAAATTGTCATCATTAAGAGTAGTTTTTGCATTAGGGCCAAAGATAGAGGCAATATATTTACTACCAAAGTAGGTAATAGTATCCATAATATCCTCATTACAATTTAAAGGGAGTAGCCTATCATCGTAATAAGAAGTATAATTCTTTTTGTCGTCAGGTTTAGAAGCTCTATGTTCTAATATTTCTTTTTTAATAGAAGGAATATCTAGCCTAGTCTTCTCCCACAACATCGGAATCGGAAATAAGTTCTTCATCAGCAGCTCCGTACATAAATTCCTTTTTAGCAGCTTCTTCTAGCTTATCCATTATTTCTTTTGTAAAATATTTGGTAGGCTCATTATAAATAGTTTTAGCATATTGCTTTGTTCCATCAGGCAATTCTATTCTAGTTGATACTTGCTTAAATACTCCATGCTTAATACCAAGATCTAATAAACCATAAAATCTATTTAATCCTTTCTCAAAAGAAAGCTTAACTTCTACTTTCTTTCCTTCTTTAGATAGTCTAGATTTATGCATAGTAACTTTAATAATATTACCTACCAGATCAGTACCTTCTTTATCTTTCTTTTTACCAAGCATTACAATAGTAGATGCAGCATACTTAAGACCAGATCCACCACCAATTTCTTTCATAGGTACATATGATCCTACTACATCATAAACGTGGTTAGTAACTAGCATAGGTATCTTTACTTTAGCTAACTTAAGAGTAAGTACTCTAAAAGTAGCTTTAATAACTTGAGCCTTAGTCATATCCCTTGTCTCTTTACCGTCAGCGGTATCTTCCATCTCTTTAGTAGTAGATAATAGGCCAAGTGAATCAAGAACGAACATCATAGGAGGACGTCTATCTACAGGTTGCTTACTATAATTATCTATTACATTAAGAGCATGAGTTCTAAAGTTCTGAATAGTATCAGGTTCAGCTAAGATAACTCTCTTAGTATCGATACCTCTTGATTCCATCATCTCTTTAGTTACAGCAGCTTCAGTATCATAATAAACAACACCTGCGTCAGGATTATTCTTTAAGAAGTTTTGTATAACTCCTAATACAAAAAAGGTCTTTCCAGTAGCAGATTCACCAGCAAAAGCTGTAACTTTATTATTAGGTACACCACCATATATAGAACCAGATAGGGCAGCATTTAAAATATAACTGCCAGTATCAATTGATCCAGTATATTCAGCACTGCCTGTACCATCGGCAGCTATTACAGTATCTTCATCTTTAAGATCTTCAACTAAGTTTCTAAAAAAATCACTCATAATTACTCCAAATATCTTTATTATATGATATCTCTATTCTAAAATCAACTTCCTTTGTAAACTTTATCAAGAGCATCGTTAAATTGTTCAATCTTATCTAACCTTTTAGGCCAGTAAATGTAATCCTTTTCAGGGTTCTGTTTAAGATTATTAAGAAGAGGAATTACCATATTATATAATTTGTTAAATCTGTCCTCTAGATCAGAAGCTGTTGCACTCGCTGTCTGAGCTTCTGCTTTTACTTCTTGTACTGCTTCTAGCTCATCAGCATCCATTGCTGAAAAACCAAAATCAAATGAAAAGTCTGTATTTGCCATATGTTCTCCTATTGAAAAAATAAATCTAAGTTCTGTTGTTTCTCAACTTGCCATCCTATCTTTTCAATAATAGTTCTCATCGGTTCAAGAAAAGATTTATCAAATTGCATATCATAATCAATATAAACATCTAAACCTAACTGCTTAGGAAGCGTATTAGGAACAGAAACTACATTCTCTCTACTTGGATTAGGAAGTTTTAAATAACAGAATTTCACCTTATCACCTTCTTGAACAGGTTGAAATCTATCAACCTTTTTCTCATTCAAGAGGTAATTATACATTAGAGCGCCTCTTACATGTATAGGAGTTCCCTTCCTATATATCATAGATGCGTCTGAATATTTAGCAAGCCCTTTACACCCTCTCGGAAAGGCGACCTCTTCGAAAGGTAGCTTTCTAAATTCTTCTCTCTTTTGTTCTATAAATTTTATAATAGCATCTTGATCTTTATCCATAATAACATCAAGAGCTTCTTTAATATATTTTCTTACCATAGCTGGTGTAGAGATCTAACCGCTTCGATACCCATCATCTTAAGCTTAGGGCTAGCGTATCTAACACCTTCGGAATCAAAGACGTTCATAATATATCTTTTCTTGGCAGTCCATATAGCTTTATTACCTATATTTTCTCGCTTCATAAACATCTTATTTTCCATTGCATTTACATAGGTCGCAAGTTTTCCATAACCCTTTTCAATTTCTGGTTCAAGAATCTCAGCAGCGGACTTATCAAGAAAATCGATGATTCGCTTAGTCTCAGCGCCATCTGGAAAGACTTTATGTACAAGCGGTGCCATATTAATGTATAGAGAGTCCGTATCGATTGCAATAACGTAGTCTTCATTATCAGTCTCCAAAGTTTTATTAAGTAGATTATTAATTACATTCTCAGCCCATCGAATAGATAACTGACCACCTTTAGTAATCGACTCGGTATTATTCATATCAAACCATCTAAAATATTCGTTGCCTAATGCACCATAAGCTGAGTTAAGTTGAATCTTTTTAGCCATCTGCATATTATGACATTGAGCTATTTCATTCTCTAAAGCTTTAGTAGGAGTCTTTTCATACTTCTTCTGGGCTTCAATCATTCTATTTTTCCATACAACTCTATCATCATACATCTTACGCATCAGTTTAGGTAAGAACCCTTCAAAGTCTCTAGTATAGTAATCACCATTGGCAGATATTGAGCAGTTTTCTTCTTTAGCAGTTGCTAATGTATTATTATTCCAGGCTCCGTCTAATATTTCTTCTATAGAAGGAGCTCTACCAGACTTACCAACATAAGTCTCAGGTGAGATATTATATTGCATAATTAAATGCGGGTACAAAGAGTTGAGATCGAACGATACAACCCAATTATGCATTCCCACCTGAGGATCTTTAACATAAGCACCTTCAGCAGCTCTTTCTTTATCTATTTTCTTAAACTGAGGTACTACAATATTTTTATCAAGTAAATAGTTATGAATAATAAGATCCCACATTCTAACAGAAGTAAAGGTATCTTGATAGTTAACTTTAGCATCATAAGCAATAGCTAATACTTGCTCAATAAGTTTAAGTTTATCATCTAATCGTTTAACTAGTTCAGTATCTAAAATATTATAATCAATAAACTTTTCCCAATCATGCTTATACAGATCAAACAGGCTATCATGCTCAGAGTAATCAAGTTTACGTTCCCCTAACTAACATGAGCAATATGATC